GCAACAACAGAAATGGACCAAGCACCAGATAGTTTTTTAAGACCCGGTGAAACGTTAGAAGACTTTGATGTAACATTTAGAAAGCCTAATGCAACAGGCGGCAGGGTTATGTTGGCTAATGGAACAAAAAATCGTCCTAAAATTTCTGGCGTTAATTTTAAACAAATAATATCTGATTCTTTTAAAAAAATTAAAAATCAAAAAGGAAAAGTTAGTATTTCAGATATTGTAAAAGATACAAAATACTCAAAACCAACCATTTATAAATATTTATCAGAAAGTCAATCTGCTAAATTAATAGGACAACCCACGCCTGTCACCGATAGAATTACAAAGGAAGTTAATCAAATTATTGATGATGTTGTTAAAAATAAAAAACCATTAATCAATGCCTCCCCAAATAAAATTTTTGAAAAAGTCTATGGAAAAAAATTTAATATAAAAACTGATAACACAGGAGTTATTAAAAAAATTTTAGAAAAAAACCCTAACTGGTCTAAAATTAGAAATGCAGTTATCAACACATCAGCTAGAGTTGGTTCCGGTAATAAATTATTTGAAATGGTAAAATTTAAAGACTTTGACAAAGCTTACACAACGGCTATGAAATCACGAAGTTTAAGTAGAGCAGGTACAGTTGAAGAGTTTATGTTAAGAGATTTAAAAAGACATGTTGATCAAGGAGGAACTAAATTTTCATTTGCAAAAGGAAACAGTTTAGAAAAAGGTTTTAAAGGATTAAAAATAAAAGATATAAAAACTGGAGATATTTTAACTTTTGATAAAATTAAAAAAGGTATTAAAGACGGAGATCCAAGATTTAAAGAATATAATAAAGTTTTTAATGATATTAAAAAATTAAAATCAACACCTTATACAAATCCAGTAACTAAAGAAAAAATAACTTTATTAAAAGGTCTTCAGGAAGCAACTGGAGTTGATGCACCTTTACATATTCAACACGCTAAAGGAGTTGCAGTTGATCCTTTAAAAAATTTATCCATTGCTACTCATAAAGCAAACATTGGAGCAAAGATGGTTGGTTCTGTAGAAGATGTTGGGACACTAGGAGTGAGAAGCACTATTCCTGGAGGAAAAAGAGTTTATGGTCCAGTGTTAAATTTTGAAGATGAAGTTAATCGTCTTACAAAATTTTCAGATAGAATGATTAAAGGAGCCGGTACAAGAATTTTAAAAACTCCGACTGAAACTTTACAATCAGTTACAAAATTATCTAAACCAGGAATTATGGGTGCATTAAAAGCATCTAGATTTTTACCTGTTGTTGGAGCAATTGCTACACCAGCATTAGCGGCTTATGGGTTGTATGATGCATACAAAAAAGGTTATACAAGACCAGATGAACTTTTAGCTTCTGCTGCTTTTGGATCTGGTGTAAGTTTAAAAGACAAAATTAAATATAAAAAACCAACAGAGTCTGAAGATAAGGATGGACTTGCGAGTTTAATGGCATGATAGGCAAAAAATCAGGTCCACCACCAAGAAGAGGGCCGACACCACAAGGGTTGAATATTAAATATAATACTGTTAAGACAGTAAATCAGGAGAAAACAAATGGCAGAAATAGACAAAGTTCTACCCAACGTAGAACAAACTATCAAAGTACCTAGTCCAGAGGAAGTAGAAGTAGATATAGCAGAAGCGCAGGCAGAAAAACAACCTGTCAATCCTGTTGATGTTCAAGAAAACCCAGATGGATCAGTAGATGTAAACTTTCAACCAGGTTTAGTAAACCCAGGTGAAGACGAAAGCCATTTTGCAAATTTAGCAGATTTATTAGATGACTCTATTCTAGGTCCACTAGGTCATGAGTTATTTGACAACTATAGTGATTACAAAAGTTCAAGAAAAGATTGGGAGTCAGCATACAGAGAAGGTTTAGATCTTTTAGGATTTAAATATGAACAAAGCACAGAACCATTCAAAGGTGCATCAGGTGCAACTCACCCAGTATTAGCTGAAGCTGTCACTCAGTTTCAAGCGCAAGCTTACAAAGAATTATTACCAGCAGGTGGTCCTGTTAGAACTGAAATGGTTGGAATGCCTACACCAGAAAAAGAACAACAAGCACTACGTGTTAAAGATTATTTAAATTATTTAATAATGTCTGAGATGAAAGAGTATGAAGCTGATTTTGATCAGATGTTATTTTATTTACCACTATCAGGTTCTGCTTTTAAAAAAGTTTACTATGATGATATACATCAAAGAACCGTTTCAAAATTTGTACCCGCAGATGATTTAATTGTTCCGTATACTGCTACCTCATTAGAAGATGCGGAATCAATTATTCATGTTGTTAAAATGTCAGAGAACGATTTACGTAAACAACAAGTTGCAGGTTTTTATAGAGATATAGAATTGACTCCAGGTCAAGATCAAGAAAGTGAAACTCAAAAAAAAGAACGAGAGTTAGAAGGTAGAACAAAAGGTAGAGATCAAAAAATATTTACACTTTTAGAATGTCATGTTGATATAGACTTACAGGGTTTTGAAGACATGAGCCCTGAACAAGAACCTACAGGAATTAAATTACCATACATTGTAACTATTGAAGAAGCATCAAAAGAAGTTTTATCAATTAGAAGAAACTATGAAGTTGGTGATAAGATGAAAAATAAAATACAATATTTTGTTCATTTTAAATTTTTACCTGGTTTAGGTTTTTATGGTTTTGGTTTAATACACATGATTGGTGGATTAAGTAGAACTGCAACAATGGCATTAAGATCATTGTTAGATGCAGGAACTTTATCAAACATGCCAGCAGGATTTAAAATGCGTGGTATTAGAGTTAAAGATGAAGCACAACCAATTCAACCCGGAGAGTTTAAAGATGTAGATGCACCTGGTGGAAGTATTAGAGATGCATTCATGCCTTTACCATTTAAAGAACCATCAGCTACATTATTTAATTTATTAGGTAATGTTGTTCAAGCAGGTCAAAGATTTGCAGCAATAGCAGATCTACAAGTTGGAGACGGAAACCAACAAGCAGCAGTTGGTACAACTGTTGCAATGTTAGAAAGAGGTTCTCGTGTTATGTCTGCAGTCCACAAAAGATTGTATTCTGCAATGAAACAAGAATTTACGTTAATGGCTAGAGTATGTAAATTATATTTACCACCTATATATCCATATGATGTTATTGGTGGACAAAGACAAATTAAACAAACAGATTTTGATGATAGAATAGATATTTTACCTGTTGCAGATCCAAATATATTTTCTCAAGCACAAAGAATATCTTTAGCACAAACTCAAATGCAATTAGCAGCAGCTAATCCACAAATACACAATCAATATGAAGTTTTTAGAAACATGTACGAAGCATTAGGTGCAAAAGATGTAGATTTACTTTTAAAAAAACCAGAAAAACCAACTCCAAAAGATCCATCGTTAGAACATATTGATGCATTAGCTGGAAAACCATTTCAAGCGTTTCCTGGACAAGACCATAGAGCACACATGACAGCTCATTTAAACTTTATGGCAACTAGTTTAGTAAAAAATGCACCTATGATAGGAGCAGCTATACATAAAAACTGTCTAGAACACATTTCTTTGATGGCACAAGAGCAAATTGAATTAGAATTTAGAGAAGAATTAGGAAAATTACAACAAATGATGCAAATGATGCAGAATCCACAAGCGATGATGCAAAATCCTAACATGCAAAACGACATTCAGATGCTACAACAAAAAATTGAGTCAAGAAAAGCAATTTTAATTGCTGAAATGACTGAAGATTTTATGAATGAAGAGAAAAAAATTAGTGGTAATTACGGAAATGACCCAATTGCACAATTAAGAGCAAGAGAATTAGATTTACAAGCTCAAGAAAACGAGAGAAAAGAAAAAGAAGGTCAAGAAAGACTAAATCTTGACAAAATGAGAGCAATGATGAACGATCAAAACCAAGATGAGAAGTTACAACAGAATGAAGAGCTTGCAAACTTACGTGCAGAGACTTCTATCGAAAAAACTTTGCTTCAAAGTGCTTTAAAAGAAGAAAGAGGTAATTAATTATGGCATTTCCAATATTAGGTGCATTAAAATTAGCAATTAACGCTGGTTCGCACATTTATAAAAAGAAAAAAGAGACTCAAATGGCTATGGCTGATGCACAACACATGCATGCAGCTAAAATGGCACGAGGTGAGGAAGCTTTCCAAGGCAAACTGTTAGAAGCCCGTCAAAACGACTATAAGGACGAGGTGGTCCTCGCGATTCTCACGCTCCCAATTTTGGTGCTCGCATGGGGGGTCTGGTCGGACGATCCGGCGGCTATGGAGAAGATAAAAGTTTTCTTCGAGCATTTTCAGGCACTGCCAACCTGGTTTACAAATTTATGGATCCTTGTATGCGCGAGTATTTTTGGTATAAAGGGAACACAAATATTTAGAGGAGGAAAAAAATAATGACTAAAAAATTAAAACCAATACCAGCAGATAATAAGGGTTTACCAAAATTAGATAAAGAAGTTAGAAATCAAATGGGTTTCTTAAAAGATGGCGGTATGGCTAAAGATAAAAAATCACCTTTCATGGGTGGTGGTATAGCTTACGCGGG